CCATTCCGGTACGGATACATTCTCCTGTTGGATATCATCTTTATTTAGGATTTCGTCCCTCGAAAGAACTGTTGTCATAAATCACCCTTTCCTTTCTTTTGAATCTTACGGATCGTACGTAATAACTCCTGTTATTTTCCATGTGACTGTTGCCGTTAAGGCACCATCACTGGCCGCGTTCGGCTCTATACCCGTGAGCCACGCCTCAGCGGACCAAACAATTGCGCCCGGCCAGGTTATTTCAATTGTGACGGTTAACCCTGCGGCCCGTTTCGTCGCCAATACCAACTCATTGGCGTCGTCGAAAATAATCTCCATTGTCAATTCGCCGCCGTCGGCCAAACCTTCCACAAACTCGCGGTATCCACTGGTGGACGAATGCGAAGTAACATCAATTGTGTCGATAGTGACTCCCGGCCCGGATAAACTTATTACGCCGCCAAGCGCTACAGTATCTAGTTTAACGACCGTTCCAAATGCCGCTGCTGGTACAAGTGCCATAATATCACCCCGTTTTGAACTGAATAAATATATTAATCAGTATCGTATGTAATAGCTCCGGTTACTTTTAATGTGAGCGTTGCTGTTAGGGAGCCGTCAACTGGCGCTGTCGGTTCAAAGCCCGTTGGGAAAGCCGAGAACGTCCATACCAAAGTTCCAGTCGTGGCTGGCCAGGTTATATTGCAAGATGCAACCACCCCAGCCCTCATCAAGGCTGCCCATTTCGCTTCGTTGGCATCATCGAAAATAATCTCGCAAGTAATCTCCCCGCCGTCTGCGAGTCCTTCCACAAACTCGCGGTATCCACTTGTTGAACTGTGAGATGTCACATCGATTGTGTCTACAGTAACGCCCGGTCCGGAAATACTAAGTACGCCCGCCGCTGCACCGCTGACTGTTAATACGGAACCAAATGCCGCTGCTGGTTCTAGTGCCATGATTTATTACCCCGTTTTAGAAACCCCGTTTACCCCGTTTAAGTAAATGTTTCTCTATGCCAAACTATAAAATCTTGCCGCACCCCATAAGTCCTTTCCCGTTGTGTTTGCGTAGTGTCGGTAGGTATATCACCTTCGTCCTCAAGCAGTATTGCTTGCACTGTCACGCCACCCGCCGTGCCGCTATATCCATCGAGCGCAATCCGCCCCTTTTCTGCCAATGCCTTTGCCCCCGTATAAGTATCCGCCCAATAATTAATTTGGTAGCGCGGATAAGCCGTTCCCGCTGGCCCACTATGTACTTGCACGCGAGGGCAAGATACTTCTTGATAACTGATATTCGGCAACGCCTTTCCCTGTGGTCGTGGTTCGGGATATATACGAGCGCTGACAATTGCCGCAACATCGGTATCGCCGGAAAGTATCGAATAGATTGCCTCACCAGCATTTGACATTACATGCTTCCGTATTTTTTAGTTGCTTCCCTGAATAACACATCTTTTAAATCCCTTATAATAATCCTCTCCGCCACACGCTTCTTGTTGTCAAAAGCTGGTCGCATAAATGGCTGAGCCGCCATTCTTTCTGTGCCAAATTCAACCATACCGCCATAAAAAACTTCACCCGTAAACATATTATCAGAGCAGCTTGTTTTTATGTTTACACCAATTGTTTTTCTTGATCTTTTTAATAATCTAGTTTTAATGCTCTTTTTAAGTCGTCCACTATTAACCGGAACAAGCGATTTTGCTTCTGCGTTTATTGGTTTTGCGCCTTTGCGCATAGCTTGTCTTATGTATTTTGTGCGAAACTTCGATTCAATAGTATCAAACTTATGTATAAGCTCTGGCAACCCTCTTATTTGGAAAGTGAATTTCATACATCCTCTTTACAAAGCAACTCCCAAGTCTTGTTGCGGTTATCGATATTTATCATGGACAAGATACTCAATATCCGTGCCCCTACTTTCAGCCTATGGGTAGGCTCCAGCGACGATTCATAATGCATGCGTACACGATGGGTTGTCTCTGCGTTAATTTGTTTTGCTTTCCATAGTTCATCACCCTGCAAAGGTTTAATGTTGATCCAACGCTTGAATTTAGTGCCCCAAGTTAATTGGGGCTCGCCATAGCTATTTTGACTTTCCGTTGCCAATTGAACCTCTGCCCGTGTACGCATGCGCTTGCCCATTACCACAACCATCCGTTAGAACAACTGCCCACCAATGCCCGATAGGACAACGGCAAGGCGTTAACCGTCATTCCGGTTATGAAAGGTGTATCAAACTCGTAAAAATGACCGACAAGCAACAGTATTGCTTCCCTGATCTGTTCCGGCACGTCCGAGCCTGCATCGCCGTAGCCGGAGATATACTCAATAACTACGGCATCCATCCGCTCTTTATGTGTAGGCCAGTTATAACCATAAGCAGTTGCAATCCGACCCGGATTCTTTTTAGCACTGTATTGATATTCATCCGAATCCCAGGTCTGCAAAACATCGTCGGTGTCGTAATATTTTATTGATGTCACCAACTGAATCGGTGAACGCGGAACGATGATACTGCCTTTGTAAAAACAACCCTCAATCTGATTGCTCGATGGGAACTCGTCGAGGTAGAGCTTCCACGTTGCCGTTATAAACTGCTGATTAATCAACGTCTCGGTATATTTGCGAGCAGCTTTTATAAGGCTGGTTAGCTTGGTGTCATCATCGCTTGTGTCAACGCGAAGATGTACCCTAGCCTCAGCCGAAGTGACAGGCTCTACCGTCGGCGCGATACTTAATTCGAGTGCGTAACTCAATTATGGATACCCCGTATTACTGCGTAGCTTGCAAACCGACCCGGTAAGTCAAGCGAGCGCCATAAAGATAAAATAAGTCGGTATCGGCGGTTGCTGTCACTTCGATGAGTAATACATCGTCGCTGTCAATACTAGCGTCGTCACCAATGCCTGCGGAATTAGTATCAAGCGCCACCCATCCGCGAGCAGCGGCATTAGCAATCGTAAGCGTATCAGTTAGGGTCGCAATCGGTGTAGTGTTACCATATTCAAAAATACGGATATCAATATTGCACTCCTCATCGGCTTGTTCGTGTACGTCGAAGTGTAATTGGAGATCCGCCTCCGTTCCCGTGTCCACCCAATCGTCCGGCATCTGAATTGTAAATCGCACAAAATCGGCTGCATGGTCTACGCTTACGTAACCTTCAGTAGTTCCGATTTCATCGACACCAGCGGCCAAGCCAACGCAAAGATTACCACTTGCCCCGCCGCCGCATCGTATCTCTGTTGCGCTTAAATAACTGAGCGGGAATACTTTATAAGAAGTGGTTTTTGCGTTTGTTGATACCAAAATACCAGAAGCCAAGCCTTGGGTTAAAGTAATTCCGCCAACGCTGGCGGTTAATTGGGTGGCATCCGTGGCCGTACCCGTCGAACTCAGGATCAATGACGAATTTGTTGCCCCGGTAAGCGAAACAGTAAAGTCGTCTTCATCGCCGTCGCTGGCTAAAGATATGCTTGACGCCGCGGCATCAAAAGCAATAGATGCAACTTTAGTGATTGCGCCTGTGGTACTAATGGTCCAATCGGAGCTATTGACTGCAACCGTGCCACTACCACCGCCTAATGTAAGAGCAGCAGTCGTGGTGCCCGTGTTGATATTAGTTGCAAAGTTGGAACTGGCGTTAAGGTTTACAACCGCCCCGGTAATCGTTGCCCCTAGCGTTCCGGTATACAGCCCGTTAGCGGTTATAGCACCGATGTTAGTCATATCGCCGGTAGCGCCAATATCCCAATCACTTGAATTGATTGCAATGGTTGTTGAGTTATCACCTAAAGTAATTGCATCAGCAGCGCCAAGGTCAATATCTAATAGGGCCGCTCCACCGGAACCATTGATCTGAAACACATTGTCTGTCGCGTCCGTCAAAGTGAAATCGGCATTGTCTGAAACAATAGCCACATCGCCGGTAGAGTTGCCGATACCAACATCCGATGCGGCTGTGGTTTGGGCAATGGTGACATTATCTTGAGCGTCTAAATCAATATCACCATACGATGCACCATCGGCATTTAAGATGATCCCGCCGTTCGTGGTTTCAAAATTAATAGCATCGCCATCGATAGCCCCTTGGGCATCGATCTTGAATTGGTCTGCTGCCACTTCGGTCGATACAAAATTAATGCTGGCGCTTGTGCTGAAATCCATATCTTCGCCAGCAACCGCGCCGCTAGACGAGACATCAAGCCCACCATTTGGCACAATGATCTGGAACGCATCGGCAGCCGTACCAGTGGATTGCAAAACAAGACTTGCATCCTGACTGCCAGCAACATTGATAGTCAGATCATCGTCCGCACCATCGGCGGTCAATGTCACGGTTGATGCGGCAGCATCGAACGCAATTGAATTTAAACCTTCGTGTGCATCTAAATCCCCCCAATCAACCGTCGCAACGCCGCTGCCAGATTTCCATTCAATTTCGTCGGTCAAGAAATCAATGCTAACCGTTTCGCTATTTTCGGTAAAAAGGATTTCTGTATCGGTAGCATTGGTAATAGTAGCCGCGTTATCCAGCGTCACGCCCGAACTGGCGGTGAATGTACTCGAAACAGAAGCCGTGCCCGTTATGGTTGTATTTGTGGCAGCCACGGCACCGGCGGCAGAAACCGTAAAGGCCCCGGCCCCGGC